TCTGGTACAATAGATCTACCAGCAACCGATAAATTCACGTGCGAGGTACGGGTAAGAAATGGTATAATAGAAGTATACAGAGGCAACTCCGAGATTTCCGGAACAAGTGCTATTACTAAAGTAGTCACTTATNACGCAGGTATCACCGGAGGCTCTGTAGGTTTTCGCACGAACAATACCTCTATATCTAGCTACCTGTTTAGTCTTAACGACGCCTGGAGATATATGCCTCGTGAGAAGTATTCTATCGAGGTGCGAGACTCTTCAGGTAGAGTGCTGCTGGCTAATTCGAATATTGGGCAATTAACTAGAACCGGGGTAACATATGAAGATGTGTTTGGCTCGTTTGTAGTTAATTCTAACATCGAAGAGGACCAGACTCGTGAAGTTACGATTTCTAAAGACTGGGACTATTTTCGAACTAATGAAGTTACGTTACCGCCCGGAGATTATGAAATCACGTATCNGGCTCAGGATATCGGGATATGGTTCCATGCTGCGTATATTTGCGACGCTGACGGAGCTTCTATTGCTTACTTCAATGATAACTCTACTATAATAGAGTTCATGAATCAAGCTAAGTGGCGTTGGGGCTTAGCAGGTACTGGATTCTGGGTACTTGGTAATGAAGACGAGAGTCTCTTTACCTATCTGCCATCTCACGTATAGTCGTGCCGAGGAGGGAGGTTGCTAATGGGAGAGGGAGATGCGGGTGTGCACATCACGTTGCGAGAAATCTATGATTCAATTCAAGACATTGGTCAAGATGTAAAATCACTGGAATCTCGTTTAGCTGCTATCGAGAAACAGGGCGAGGACATTAAAACTCTTAAAGCAGAGCAGAGGTCAATGGACAAGCAATTAACAGTGGCATTAGACATTGCGAAGGATGCAAAGACTTTAGCCGAAAAACATGACGGTGCAATTTCATGGTTACAAAGAGCAGTGATCGGCGCCTTCATTACAGCCGCCATTACTGCCACAGTAGGCCTAGCATTTGTCCTCATCCAGAATGCTATAATACCCGACAACACATCCAACACAAAAATCGAAAAACAAGTCCCCGCAGGTGATGAGAGTTCATCTGCGGGGGCAACAAAATAGGAGGGAGAGTGTTCTATGGCAAGTAAACCATTGTTGGTGATTGATCCTGGGCATGGTGGAAAAGATTCTGGTGCTGTGGCCAATAGATTACGAGAGAAGGACTTGACACTAAATATCGCGAAGCGTACTAAGGCTATCTTGGAAGCTGAGTATAACGTAGATGTGCGTTTGACTCGAACTACGGACGTATTTATAGGGCTTAGTCAGCGTGCTAATTTTGCCAACGCTCTAAATGCGGACTACTTCTGTTCGATTCATATTAATGCCGGTGGTGGTACTGGTTACGAGGATTACATCTACAATAGAATCTCTCCAACNNGTACAACTGGTAAAATGCGAGCTAAGTTCCACAGAGAAGTCTTTAACGCCATTGCAAGCTACGGTGTTAAAGAACGCGGAATGAAATCAGCTAACTACGCCGTGCTTCGCGAGACTAAAATGCCTGCAGTACTTTCTGAGAACCTCTTTATCGATACAGTAGCAGATGCTAACTTATTAAAGAAAGATGCGTTCTTGAATGCTGTGGCCCGCGGTCATGCTAATGGTTTAGCGAAAGCTATGGACTTAGCTAAAAAAGCAGCACCGTCAAAAACTAAAATTAGTTCATCTGAGAAGTCCTCGTCTGTGAAGATGGTTGTTGTTAAGGACAATCCTGATGGTTGGCTTTGGACTTATAACTCAGCTAACTGGGACGATAAGGCTAAAAAAGTAAAGCCTGGCGAAGCATTTACCGTTGTCGGAGAAGTTATTGTTAACGGGGCTAAGATGTATAAACTCAAATCCGGTTTATATATCACTGCATCACCTAAGTACGTCACAGTGAAGAGGAGGTAAGCATATGCAAAACAAAGACCCCAAGGCCATCATTGCTTACTGTGCTCCGATTATTGCACTAGCAATCGGTTCAGCGTTTGGTCTTACTCAAGAAGAACAAAACATGGTCACTGACGTTATCATAATGACTGGCTCCGCCATACTCGGTATTATCGGGGTAGTAGGAGTCATCAAAGAACACAAGAAAAAAGACGACAAGTAAGATTAGACCCTTCGGGGTCTTTTCTTATTTTGTATAACTTTTTTATAAAATAAGTATTGACTTCTGCCGCAGGCTGTTGTATAATAAAAATAACGGATAACCGTATAAAATTAAACTTTTAAAGGAGTGTTAATAATGAGCGAAATTAAAAAGGAAACAGTATTGTATGACCGTGAGAAGGACGGTGTAAGTGTAGTTGCTAAACAGCTAGTGAAAGAGGTAGTAGTTCAAGAAGCTTCTGAAGACAAAGAAGCCGTTACTAAAAATGAACGTGAATACCTGATCACGGCTACATTCAATGGGGAAGTAGTAAAAGAAGAAGCTGGTCAATCTTACCGCCAAACAATCCAACGCGCACGTAAGATGTTTAAAGAGCTTCACAGCGAGCTTGTTCCTAAAGAAGAAGTGACTGAAGCGGTTTAGTATACCCATTAATTAATATACAAAAGAGGCCCCGTCGATGAACGGGGCTTTTTTGTTAGGAGGAATTTGATGCGGTTCTATAGTTATGACCCTGGACATACTACAGGCTGGGCGCTATTTGAAAACGACAACCTCATCTCCGCAGGTGAATCTGAGGACTGGAAGGACATAAGATGGCAACTAGAAAATACGACCGTTGGCTTCGTTCTGTTTGAGGAGTTTAAATTATATCCTTGGAAGGCTAAACATAAAAGCTGGGATACATTTGTTGAAATTGAAGTTATCGGTGTAATTAAGGAGTATTGCTGGTATAATGGAATTAAAATAGTTAGTCAAATTCCAGCTCAAAAGGATTTCTTTGACAATAAGAAACTAGAGCGCATCTATGGCAAGTTCTCTTCATCAAGGCATGCTAAGGATGCCGTAAGACATGGGTTGGTGTACTTAACATTTGGGGAGGGTAAAAGTCTTGGATATGGTCAGGATATCCTTCGACGGGTCAAAAAAGATTAAAGTCGAGGGTCCTAAGAAGCTTCTTCTAAACTTAGCTAAAAACGTGCCCGGCGTAAACTTGTCTAANACGAAGACCGTTGTGCGCTTTTACAAAGATGAGATTGTGTACCTATTTGTTTTAAAATTAGTAAAGGCGTATGGTAACTATGAAATAGCGCCTGATGTAAAAGCTTGGGCTACAGAAGAGGCTTTAAAAGGAAAACAATTAGCACGCATAAAACAATTAGATGACGAGGAATTGGAAATACCGTATTCTGATAAGCTGAGGAAGTATCAACGTGTAGATGTCAAAGCTATGAAGCATATGAAGCGTTTGATTCTTGGTAATGAGCCTGGAACAGGAAAGACATTAGAGTCGATTGCCTACTGCGATGAAATAGGCGCTGAAAGAGTTTTAATTGTGGCTAGTAAGTCTCTTATGGGCGGATGGTATAATGAAATCAAACGTTGGTCATCGAACCCAGATGTCACTATAATTCCAGTAGAGACACAATATAAAAGGAAAGAAAAGATATTGGCTAACTTTGCGAAGAACAGTAGGTTCAATATAATCAACTATGAAATGCTTAGAGACAAAACATTCTTTCCCATATGGAGTCAGCATTGGGATGTAGTGATTTGCGACGAAGCCCATAGATTAAAAGGTCGAGAAACTCAGCAGACAAAAGGGTTATCTAGAGTAAAGTGCGACTCGTTAATCTTAGCAACAGGTACATGGATTACAAACAATCATCACGAGGTTTTCCAGTTATTAAATCTTATAGAACCTAACAGGTTCACATCTTATTGGCAGTTCGTAGAGCGCTTCTGTGAAACAGAGCAGAACTACTTCAACGCACGCGCGAAAAATATTGTAGGGCCGAAGAACCTAACAGCCTATAAGTACATGATGAACCGATACCTGATTCAAAGAAGAAAGCGCGACGTATTAACAGAACTCCCGCAGGTGATTCATAAACGAGTACCTATTAAAATGACTAGCTATCAGGAGAAGCACTATAAGGAATTACAAGACGAAATGATAACTACGTTCCTCGGTGAATCGCCTGCAGAGGATACGATGGTTGTGACTCCTACTGTCTTGAGTATGTATGCTAAGCTGAGGCAGATTACTTTAACTCCTGCGTTGGTAGGTGGTAAGGATTCTACTAACAAGGCTCAGGCTATTTTAGACATAATAGAGAATACTGATGGGCAGGTTGTAGTTTTTAGCTGGCATAAGCGCTATATCAAGCATTTGGAAACAATATTGGCGAATAAGAAGATTAAGTATTTTTCAATCCATGGAGATGTATCTGCGGCTGATCGCACAAAGGCTGAGATCGGTTTTAGAGAAGGTAAAGCAAAAGTGATGTTAGGTACAATTAAAGCCATGTCTGAAGGATTAAACTTGCAAACAGCTAGCGTGTTAATCTTTGCGGACAAATCCTATGTACCTGCTGACAATGAGCAAGCCATAGCGCGCGTAGATAGGATGGGGCAGAAAAAGAGCCCTCTCATCTATCATTTAATAACGGAAGGTACAATTGAGGAGACAATAGAAGACATACTGCAGAAGAAACAAAACTTAATAAACGAAGCTTCTGCCATAGAAGATGTTTTGAAAAAGCTTGCCAGAAGGTGAGCTTTTTCTTTATTTAAGGGTTGAACTATACGATTCTATCATTTATAATAAGAGTATAAAGTGAAAGGAGGAAACCACTTTATGGCGATCTTTGAAAACAGAATAGCCATTCATACGTCCGACCGTAAAACCTTTAAACGATGTCGGCGCAAGTACTGGCTCAGCTCAAGGTTGTGTAGAGGACTTCAACCGAAGAAACCGAACAATATCTTGTGGCTAGGTACAGGTGTTCACCACGCCCTCCAATTTTATTATGAGGGTAAAGACACACTTGTTGGTGCATTTACAAAATGGGCTGACGCAGAAATTAAGCGCATCAAGAAGGAGTATGGTGCTTGGGATGAAGAGCTTGAAGCTCTCAACCAAGTAGTAGCCGATGGTGTTCAACTATTAGAACACTACAATGTATGGGCTAAGGAAGTAGATAACTTCGAACCGTTTAAAATGGAAGTTATGTTCTCTCTGCCTATCACAGATCCGTACGGCAGGCCACTCATAGTAGAACATCCTGAGACTGGTGAAGACGTACCTGTAATGTATGAAGGGCGCTTCGACGGAATCGTAAAAGATGAGATGGGCCACTATTGGATTCTAGAGCACAAGACAGCTAAGTCATTTAGTGACTGGGATACCAAACTTCCACTTGATGAGCAAATAACGTCCTACATATGGGCGGCGGAGTATTTATTTGACATCCCGGTGGAGGGTGTAATCTACAATGGGCTTAGGAAGAAAGCACCGTCAATCCCTCCTCTATTAAAGAACGGTAAGGGGCTTTCTAAGAATAAGAACATCGATACCACATATGATGTGTACTTAGCGGAGATTTTAAAGCATGGTTTTGATCCTGCAGATTACAAGGACATCTTAGATATACTTAAAGCTAAGGGCAATAAGTTCTTCCGTCGTGAGTATGTAAGAAGAACTCCAGAAGAGGTGCAAACTGTAAAGGAGCAAATCTTCTACGAGGCTTGTGATATGTTAGAGGCAGAGCATATGTACCCGAATCCTACAAGAGATTGTAGTTGGGACTGTGACTTTTATGAAGTTTGTGTTATGATGCAAAACAAAGGTGACGTCGAACCTATTCTAGCCGATATGTATGAGCCGCGTACGGCAGAAGAAGACGAATTTGAAGAAAAGGTAGGTAAATGAGGATGGCAATGAAAATCAAAATCAAAAATACTGCGAAAAAGGACAAACAAGACTTGGCACAAGCTTGGTTGAATATTTTAATCTATGGAGATCCCGGGGCTGGTAAAACTTACTTTGTAGGTACAGCTAACGATCATCCAGAGACGGCCAATGTACTTTTACTAGATGCCGAAGCAGGTCGCTTATCACTGGAGCAACACGGCGTTGACTATGTAGAAGTCATCGACTTCGAGGAGGTAAGCAAAGCATTCGACTTCTTAGTAAAATACTGCGCTTACCGCGACATCTTCTTCAACCCTTCCGCAGATGAAAAGGACAAGGAGAAGGCTCGCCTTCATTTGGCTGTACTATTTGGTGTTACTGATAAAGAGGAAGCTAAACAGTTTGAACCGCCGCTTTACAAAACAGTGGCAATCGATTCTCTTACAGAGATTCAAAAGATCAATATGTCTTCTCTAATGAAGCAAGTAATAGAAGAGCATCCTGATAGAGACCCGGACGTTCCATCACTGCGCGAGTGGGGCAAATCAGGTAACCAAATTCGTGAAGTGGTACGTGCTTTCCGTGGGCTTAAAATGCACACTATCTTCTTAGCTCTACCTACTACTGAGAAAGACGAGAAGACTGGTGAAATCACAATGTTACCTTCTTTACCTGGTAAATTGGCTCGGGAGATTCCTGGTTATGTAGATATCGTAGGGTTCTTACAATCCACCGACGACAATGGGGTGTTCAAGAATCAGCTCTATGTACGCCCATTTGGTAAACACACATTACTGAAGGACCGTACTAGCTCTTTAGGCAATGGTATCTCGATGCCGACTATGGGTAAAATTTTCGATAAGTGGGATGCAAAACGTAAGGGCAAAGTACCACAAAAACCCGCCAAGAAAGAAGCTGTGGAAGATACTGATAGACCAGCTCCGCAAGAATAATTTTGAAAAATAGAGTTGCACTTATTGCGAGGCTGGGTTATAATAATAATAGCGTGAGGGGAGCACATCCCCTCTTAAATAAACAAAT